TTCGACCATGACATCCGCGTTTGAAGAACCCGCAACGACTGTGCCGCTGGTGAACTCCATTAATGGGATTTCAAAGGTATATGAGTTCCCGCTGGTGTTTGCGTTGTCCTCAACCTTGAACTTCAAACCTGACGCAGTGCCAGCGATATACTTGTCAAACAAAGCTTTGGTTTCAAAGTAAACTGACATAGTGCCAGTGACTACGAATTGGCCCAGACCGATACGCGCTGCGCCAAGGGTTCCGATCTCATTATTCACGCGCAAATTGTTTGCAATCGTTAAAGACAAGTTCATGCACTTCGATAGATTACCAAGGGTAGCGCCCTCTTGAATGAGGGTAACGTCATCAATGGCGTTCATAACGTCTGTGCTACTCACTGAGGCCGCATTCGGGGCTTTCAGTTGTGTTGTGTCGCTCACGTCCAAGGTGTTTCCTATGGCGCTTACAGAGCCAGTGACGATGCTGCCAGCCGACAGGTTCAATGACATGCCATCAAACATAATATCTTTAATTCTGTGAAAGCCACCCTCAGAGCCGCCAACGCCGCCAAATTGCTTTTCGAGCGTGTACGCTTTCGTGGCTGTCCCGTTTTTTAGCACGTCTGAGCTAAAAGAACTGCACATGACGCCTTCGAGAAGATCATCCATAGCGTGATTGTAGGCTGTGCTTGCTACGTCGTAAGTGCCGCCATATGAAAGTTCGAAATTAATATCACCAGAAACGGAAGCATCTGTTCTGATCAAGTCAGACACATTTCGGTCAGACCTGATTTCATCAGACTGAGTGTTCGAAATGTTATATGTCAGGCTTTCGCCCGTCATTCTGACCGCTTTGCTTTCGATTGAATTTGGTGCGACTTCCCCCCATGCTGTTTGCGGAGCAAGCAACAGGGCTGCGCGATTAGTGTCTGTCATCTTTAGCCTCTATGCAGTTGCGTCCCTATAGTAGGGGACTGTTAAATTTAGCTGAAACCTTCCTTCGACTACCCCGACCCTTTGGACGTTTGGGGTTCGACAGATGATTGTGCCGCTGTTTCCACTGCTAAAACGTTGGTTCCGAAAGATCGCGGCTATCGTGTCGGCGTAAGTTCTTGCAGTTTGAGAACCAGAGTTTGCATCAACAAAAATCTGGATCGAAATAAGCCCTGTGTATCTGTGGCTGGGCGTTGTTCCTGTTAGTTCAATTTGAGTGGCAGAAGCATTCTGAATGAAAATCGCAACGTATTCGCTATCAGTCGGGCGAAACCCAACATTGTCAAAAGCAATCGGAGTGGTTGTCCAATTGTCCTTGAAGCGCTTTTCAATTGCCGCTCTTTCATCCGCGAAACTGCTCATGATTTCCCTATTTATTACATTTTGTAATTTTATATATCAAGACTTAGCCCTTTTCCAGTTCTCTTATCGTTGCATTTATCTCAGCTTCGACTTGAGCCACGGTCAGATCGACGATGTTATCTTTTAAATCTATATGTGGGCCATATTCGACGTTGTTGGTTATATAAACTTCACCCTTGCCGCTTATGTATCCAATCGTGTTTTGGGTTTCTGGCCCGTAATAGTTTTTTTGACTGTCTGGCGCTTCTTTGAGAACAGATTGATCGACCACTTCTTCGGTTATATTCCAAGATCCACGCAGTCGCCCCGTATCAACCCGCGTGTTTGCCTTTGCTTTATTCAGAACGTCAAAGCCAACGCGACGAACGGCGGTTTCCACATTTAAACCCGCTTGTTGAACGAATTTTGAAAGATCTAATTCAAAGCTTTTTTCGATCATAGTGCCACCGCCACGTCATAAGTCGCGACAAGATCCCCAGAAAAGTTTGGAGTGACTGTGATTACATTATATTTCTTTGAATTGAACTCGACCTCATAGCCAACTTCTGGCGCAAAAGCTTCACCCGCCCTTGCCATGATTAAAACAAAGCTTGCCTTGTCATACGCAGCCTGAGTTGACAGGGGTTGCCCCCCAACAGCGATAACCTCACTTGCACCGCCAGCTTTTGTCTTTGCGCTTGAAATGATCGCCTTGCGAGTTTGCTCTTGCTGCGACTTCGACAAAACGCCCGTGGTGGGATTATAGCTCGACACTTCACCGCCACGCATGATGACGGTTGTGCCGAATTGGTTAATCATTTGTGCCGCCACTGGCCCAAGGGCGTTGTCGAGAGCCGTTGCCATAATTACACCTCGCGAGTGATTTGCGGGATTATATTACATTTCGTAATAAATGTCTTCATGCTAATTGACATCACCCTCATATCTACTCGTCCACATGGTTAAAGAATATTTCACACCTGATTGAAGCTCATCAACATGATGGCCGTGAGTGACCATTGAAGGAAATAAAATACAGTCACCAATTGATGTTTTTAAGTTGTTAAAATTCTGCCTTGGGAAAATCAGAGTGGCCCCTTCATAGTCATTGTTTAACTTCACCGATCCCGTCACATGGCTTGCGTCACAATGCAGCCCCAGTGTCTTTTGAGTATCAACCGAATAGCGCATTGAGAACGCATCACGCAGCCCGTAGTGTCTCATTGGCGTCCAGTAGCTTTCACTGATCGCGCCCAACTTTTGACGCCACAGGCGCTCGTACTCGTCCCACAAACCCAACTCTTTGAGCCTGATTTCATACGCTGGGAACTTATCATCTGGCATGGGCGTCCAGCCGCCATGTGTCTCTGATTTGTCAATGATGTACTGGCATTGGCTTTCAGATAAAAATTTCGTGACCAAAATATCGTTCGCAACCACTTCAAAATCTAAATCCATAATATAGGGGCTGTTGAGTTCTTGAGCTTCCTCAATGTAGTCAAGCTTGTTTGCTAAATTTAAAAAGCGCGCTTTAGCTTCATCCCCACCGTTTCCGTGGTAGATGCAGGGGCAACACATACCATTTGAAATTTGCCCTTTTTGAAAAGAAACCTCATCGTTGCATTGGAAAATGTAGCCCTCGTAATCCAGTTTGATGCTCAAACCTGTTTGATTGACAAAGCGTTTTTGCATCCAAAGTTGATCATCTTGATCGCCCATAACGATCTCATTGAAGAACTCTCTTAAAGCTTTGACGTTTCCTATATAAACGCCGCTGTTCAAATATTTATATGGCGTGGGGGTCATCGGAAACATTGGGGCCATCTTTGGATCAGGCCAGCAGTCCTTTTCAGCCGCAAAAAGTATGTCACAATCAAAGCCCTCGAAGCGCTCAACTATTGTTTTCAAATTGTCGCAAAACAAAACGTCATAGCCGTCTACAAAAAGAGCCGTGTCATTGTCTGGAAGTGTGAGAAGGTGATTGCGTGTTAAGTTTATTTTTTGACCGCCACCGTGAGCTTCCATCGAGCCGCCTGTCCACTCGACCCCCTGTCCTAAATTTGAATACGTTATGCCGTGACGATTTGCTGATTGCTCAAGCGCCCACATTTTCTTTTGGTCTGTGCCTACTGTTAAAACGTGATTTTGCATTGGTGCTGCCTCTATTGTGCTGGGTCTTATTGATCGTGGGATTTGCTTGACCCGCTCTGGCTCGAAGAAATAGTTTTCTTTTTTTTGCATTAAGAGCGTCAGTGGAACCCACTCATCCACTGGAATAATGTTTTCTGAAAACCCATCGATTAACAGTCGAGCCGTTGCTGGTGTAAGAGCATAGGCATGGCAGTTGTACCAGTAACCCAACCGATTTTTTCTGTGGCCTAGCCACGCGCTGTCATGGTACTTTAAGATCGCATCAACGCTTGTGACATCGATGCTTTCAAAGATGGCGTCTTCCTCTAGGATTATGCCGTTCAGCCCAGAGTTGGCTATCTTCTTCCAAACGCGCAAATGGCTCACAGAGCATCCAAACTCTGTTTCGAGCATATGTCTGTCGAGGATGGGATCTTTCCACTCCGTGTCGCGCTTACAGCCGCTCTCAGCCTCTAGCTCAACCCAATCCTTCCCCCTTGCATCAAAGGCATCGCCGTTCAGTGAGATTTGATAGATTGTCGCCATTTTATGATGGCTTCGTGGGCCAGTCCTCATCGCTCAAGCGAGGCCAATTCGAGTGGCTTGTAATATCTCGAAGGGCTTGCCTATAATCCTTTTCAGCTTGGCTCATTGTGCGGTCTGAAACGCCCCACCAATCTGTGTCAATTAGCTCACCGTTACGCATTTGTCGGTTGCGCTCTTCAAATTCACTAAGCGGGGGAACACCATCTGGATATTCCCTTTCCGAGGCGGGGATTACTTTTATAAATGTTTCCGCATCATCGTTTCGATGGTCTATTTCGATCCAATCGAAATCACCATCAGCGCGTTCTCTCATTACTCTTGATCTTGCCATGTCACTTTCCCATTA